TTTAGGCATTCGTGTACCATCTTCTAATGATTGCTCGATTTCTGCTTCCAAATCTCGGTCATCACAAAGGGCACCGACGTAATCGCACTTAGCACAAATATCCTCGTGGTAGATGCGGTGCTTAATCTGAGCTTCGTCCATAGCGATAGCATTAGCAATCATAGCCTTTAAATCATCTATGTCTGCCAAAGAACGTTCAGTTAGAAGCATCTCATTGGTTGCAAGGTGGTGCCAAATCAGTTGCTTAGGTAACTGGCCGTATAATTCTAAACAAGCCCACGCATATGCAGTAAGCTGTAAGTTATGTCTTAGGAACCATTTGTCTGGCTTGGCTTTTCCTGTTTTATAGTCGGTAACAAAATATTCTCCGTCTGTGAAGTCAACTTTGTCGATTTTTCCGACAACATATGTATCGAGGAAAGGTAGTTTAAACTCCTTCTCCAATGCCAAAGGCTGCGGTGAGACTTCGCCTGAATCAATCTTGCCATTGAAATTCTCCAACATAACTATTGCTTCGGCTTCCATTTTTTTATACGCTGCCCAATTTACAGAAACATTCTCTTCTTCTACTTCCTTTGCAAACTCTGTCTTGAAAATATTTATTGCTTTATTTAAATCAAATCCTGATTCAGAGAATGAATGTTCTAGAGCATCATGAACAGCATTACCCCGCGCTATCCAAGGTGTAGATGGCCCCTTAACATTCCCTGCGTAACGTAAGAACGATGCGTAGGGACAGGCCAACATATGTAATCTGCTATATGAAATGTGTGGTAATGCCATTATCTATTTCTCTTTCCAGTTAGGCTGTCATATTTTGGTTCGTATTCTATAGTACGAATAAATTTCATTGTGTGGGGCCTAGAACTATTTTTAGAACAAATTTGATATATATCTACACTATTATTAGTTAGTGGCCCAAACCTTTTTTCTCTAAGTGGAGTGCCACACTCACCGCAAAATAGAGTTAACTTCTCGCTCTCTTCGTTGCTTTTTACTTCGTCGGATGGTGTAACCAGTCGGCGTATGAATCTCATTAACAATTTTCGCCTCATTTCCTTTCAGTCTTTCTACAAGACGAAATCTTTCTTTCCCCTTCTGAAATCCTCGACGTATCTGATAAACTTTGCCCTCATTTTTTGAGGAAAGTTCTTCTTTAGCCTTCAAAGCTTTTTCGAACGTGTCGTGGGTGGATACCCAAAATCTTGACTGCACTATGACATTTCCTCTAAATAATCTTCTAATTCTTGAATACTATCATCAAGGTCATCTAAATATGCTTGACTAGCATAAACTAATTCCCTTAGTTTATCATCATCTATTTTACGTGCAGAGACTTCCCGAATTCCTTCATATATACACGTATTTCTTGTTATAAACACTAGTACTTCTTCGTTAGTCATATCGTGCCCCTAGATGCTTTTCGAAGAATTTTGTGAGAAACCCTTTCCAAAGCTCTGAAATATGCCAAAGTTGCTCCAATTTCTGCGTTATATTCGTCCTCTGGAAGACGCTTAGCATGTCCTGCTGCCCATAGTCCCGTAGGAACATGATATAACTCTGCGCTAGTTATATTTCCATCGTAAGAAAGATATAAATGCCACGTATCATTAATTCTAGTTGTACTTGCAAATATATCTGACTCTATCGGTTGTAAAATGCTCACTTTTTATTTCCTTTCTAGATTATGTGTGTCTGCATATTGTTTTTGATATTCGCTAGTGCTCATATTTATCTAAACTCATTTCAAGAGACTTAGCAGTAAGTTTACGTGATTCAAACTGGGCTAATTTATCTAGTCTCTCTAAAGTAGTATCTAAAATTAAAGTTCTGAATTTTTTCAACTCAGAATCTGCCCGACCTGTTATTTCTAGTAATAGAATTTGATTATGCAGTTCAGTTAGTCTTATAGAATACCCCGCAATTTTTTGATAATTACTATATAAATGCTCTCCATCATTATCAACATCTATATCCTCTAAGTAATTCATAACCTCTTCAAATAACTCTGGTAAAAGTTCGTTAAGATTAGGCTCCTGAGAAACCATACTCTTCTTCTTTGTCAATAATCTCATCTATCTTAGAAAATTGTTCGGGAGAGGATTCCCAGCCACCCATAAAGTTGGTCCTATAAGTCTCAAAGACATCGTAAAGGTCTGCATTCTCATCATGCATGTAACACACCTTTGCAAGCAATAAAAACTTATCCCAAAATTCTGAATTTATCATAGTTTTCCTTTGGTCTAATATTTGATTACGTTTAGCCTTGTCACGTCTTTTCTTAATCTTTTCTTTGTAACCGGAGGACTTTAAACGGGATTCATTTGCGTCTGCTAAGTATACCCGCCTATATGCGAACCTGTCAATAGCCATAAATAATATCACTAACTCCCTAATATATCAGTAATTTTTCTGACCTTTATAATATTTGACTCTTTAGATTCTATGATTTCATTAACCCCATTTAGTTTCTGTTCTTTTATAATCAAATCTTCGTGCCTTGTCTCAGTGATTATATCCATCGCCCCCAACTTATATTTTGTCCCATTTAATGGAAAATCCTTTACCCTATTAGGCGGGTCCATGTGCAAGAGCGCATTCTTACCAAAATCTATAGCTCTCTGATTGATTAACAGCCAAGCATCGTTAATCCATTTAGGTAAATCCCGGTTCTTAACTTCCGTAACATAAGTCATACTCACAGCATCAACTCTGATATTAGTAATCATTCCTATCTTACCTGTGCTAGAAGCGATGTGCTTAAAGGCAGGGTCATGACCATCTACGGTGGTCATACGTCGGGCTTTGTCCCTTTCTCGGGTCTTCCACCGCCGTCTGATTGCCTTACGCTCAGGCGTCTCTCTAGAAGCAGTAACAAGTGTTGTCTCTGCTAATGTTCCTGCTGATTTACAGGATGGGCAGAAGCCTGAAAACTTGGCAAACTTTGCGCGACATTTAGAGCATGTATACTCTTTCTTAGGCGCTCGCACTGTAACCCTCCGCTAATGCCGCTACTCCAAATTTGGGATGTTCCCATATGCCGCCCTCTTCTGGCTCTGTTCTAGCGAAACTATCTCGGTCTAGATACTTCATGTAGGGCGGGTACCACAGCAAGTTAGTAATACCAATCCTTCCATTTCTATTCTTCTTAATAAGTATTTCCACTTCATCTTCCCGTGGTGTATAACCTGTTGGGTCATAATATGATTCACGGTGTAAGAAAATAACTACATCAGCAGACTGTTCAATCTCTCCTGATGAACGCAAATCAGTTAATTCTGGTCTGCGTCTAACCTTCTTTTCGCCCTCACCCATGCTGGTCTGAGTTTCAGGCTGACGTGAAAGTTGTGACAGCAGTAACACGGGGCATTCTAATTCTCTTCCCAGTGCTCTTAACTCTTTTACAGCGTCCCCGAGAGCCTCAACGAGATTTCTTTCTCCCAGACGCATAATATGCAAATAATCTACTATAATTACACCTATCTCTCCCCACTCAAAAAACTTTTGTCTCGCAACAGATGCAATATATGAGGCTGAGATAGCACTTGTATCATCCACATGAACGCGCTCAAAAACTTCCGATAAACGTTCTTTTGCTGCTGCTATGGAGTCAACATGTGCAGGATTGGCAATAAATACTCCCGTTCGAATATCTTCTAGGGGAACATTGGACTCGGCTGAAAGTATTCGTTCGAATATTTGCTCTCGTGGTTGTTCCAATGAAAAGAAAACCACTGGCTTATGTTCGCCTATGTTGCGTGCTATATTAGCAGCGAACGCAGTTTTCCCTGCTCCCGGTCTGGCAGCGAGAACAATCAATCCCTCTAGTTTGTGAAGGATTAGGTCAACACCCCTAAATCCAGTAGTAACACCAGAAGTATCATCAATTCGTACACCGAGACTATCAATAAAATCCACAAAGGCGTCTTTAGTAGAAACATCTTTATTGTCTTTTACCCGTGTTTGCAAAAAGCCAGAGAACATTTTCTCTAACTTTTCTAATGCTTCATCTGATGCGATACTATCCTGAGAACAAATAGCAGAGATTTCTCGGCCCATTTCTATGCCGCGACGTAACTTAGCCTTGTCTTTAATTGTTTCAGCATAGTATAAAATATTTGACAGCCCCGGTAGTAACGAATCGCTATCCGATACTAACTGTCTAAAATATTCTTTGGTATCTGGGTCATGTAATCTCTCTTCCACTGCCAATGAATCAAGATTGGCAATATCAATCCCTAAAATCTCTTTATATATTTCTCGGTGTCTTTCTCTATAAAAATCATCGACTTCTAGTATTGTCGAAACTCTTGGAGCTAATTCAGGGTCAGAAAGTATGCCAACCAGTAGTGCCTTTTCGAATTCCTCTGCAAAAGGTGCTGCTATCATTAAGCCTCCACATGATACTCAGGAGAGGTTCGTATTGCATTTAAAATGTTGTAAACAGCCTGTTCTGTAAATGTAACTTCTGTACTTTCCAAGTAAATTACAAACTTATTCCCACTAACTGTCCAGCCGGTCGCCGGATAAACTGCTCCATCTATATCGTAAAATATCGTTACACCTTCTATATTTCCATTTTTATCGAGTAATGCCACGTCTAATCTCCCTTGCTTTCTCTAATTTTCTTTCTAGTTCTTCGTTTTGTAATGAGACTCTTTGTTTTGCTTTTTCTAGATTAAATTTATATCTATCTGCCTCTCCAATTCCTTGAATTTCATCGTTGAATTTAGATAATGCAACAGCTAGAACATAATTCAATGGGTCCCCATCTAATGTTCTAAAACTTGCAGCTACAACTGCTTCAAATACAATCTCATGTCCAAGCCGGTCTACAGCATCAAAAAATCTTTTAGATTGAGAAATAGGCGAGCCAAGATAGACTTTGTAAAATCTTTCCCAGCCCGCCTTTCCTTCGGTTTTGGTGATGGTAAGCCAGTCAATTCCTGATGGTTTACTCACTTAATTCCTCTTATTCTAGTCCCTTAACTGCGGCTATTTGCTCAAATGAAGCGCCCTGCATCATTAAAGAAATTACTTCCGAACTCTCCGGCTCTGCCAGTAACTCTAGGTCCCATAACTGTTGTGGTTCCCCAGTTTCAGAGTCTAATAACTCTTCATCTGTGATTTCTTTAGGGTCCTGTGGCATAGCCGTCAAAACTCTATCTCTACCTTGGCCCTGTGCTGTGATAGTAATATCATAGTCTGTAATAGGCTTATTGATTTCTTCTAGTTGAATTTTTTCAATAACATTTAGCTGCTTATTGAAAAGATTTGGACCCTGCTCTAAAATCTTAACCTTATTCAAAGGTGCAAAATCACGGCCCTTTAGGGATGCTCCGCAATTAGCACAAAACTTACCTGTAGCAGACGCAACAGTCTTACCGGGAGTTTGTGTGTTACAAGATTGGCAGATTGTGTGTGGTGTTCTATCTAGGACATTGATAACAAATCTTTTACGTGCTGTAACAGCTTTTCGTTCCTCGTTATCTTTTGGAAGATGCGCCACGCTTTGCTCGATAGGGCATACACTCATACCCGGAGCAACATTAGGGCACACCGCGCTAGAGCCCTTGCCACTGTTTGCCTGTGGAATAAAATGCTTCCACACGGTTCTAACTTCCGGCTGTAGTATTCTAATAACTGTTCTGTAGTCGGTAGTAAACTTAATATAGTCTACACCTGTTCGTTTTTGTGTATCATCATAACTTCGTGTTTCACGCTCTGGACTTAATGGCATCTAAAATTCCTCCGTACATATGGACAAATGGTCATTGGCATTAATGGGATATTATCTATGCTGCCCTCCTACTTTTATTCTCCCAAGTGGGATACCCTAATAATACCCTTCTAGGTACCCAGAAGTCAAATCTAAAATAAAAAAATGGGAGACACAATTTCTTGCATCTCCCATGTGGATTGCTTCCGTTATTAAGCGACTGGTGTAACTGGTGATGTATCTGCTGGTGATTCAGTGTCACTGAATGACCGCTGAATACTGGCAACAGTTTCTAATACGTAAGCTGTAAGTGCAACAATACCCAGTGCCCACGCGGGCTCAATTGCTGGAATATTAAGTTGTGCTACTCCGTGCCCAAGCACAGCAAGTGAAAAGATTGGGAAGACACGCTTTAATACGTGGCTTTGAATCCATACTCCTACTGCTCCAAGGTCAAAGTCTCCGTGACTGACAGATAAAGCATAAGCAGCGCCTACATCGAGCAAGGCTACAATTGCGAGCAAGCCGAATGCTTGCACTAATGTAATTGCCGTTAAATCTATATTCATTTTCTACCTCCCTTCTTATTTATTTTTCCTGTTATCAGGACTACTGTTAGATTACCTATCAGGCTTAGAATAAGTCAAGTTTTACTCTCCACTTGGGAGGTCACTAGATGGATTTTCATCATCATTAGCACCCGCAAGGTGGTCCACATCTCCTGCGTCTGCACTTTCATCATCCATATCTTCTATTCCCTCAAAGGGTTCATCATCTTCTGGGACTTCGGTACCCCCAACAATTGAATCCGGGTCTATTTCCCCCTCTTCTAGAGTAGGAATTGGGTCTGTCATTTTATCTCCTTATTTTTTCTGTGTAGGATAAATACAATAGGTGTTTTTAAATGCTGTATATTTAGGCAAATTTTTCATTGCTAATGCCAAGTCAGAGAGTCTGATTCTGTCAAAATTTGGCTTCTCTTGTCTGCTGGCTGAGTTATGGTCAGGGTCACGAGTATAGATATCTGTATGAAGATATTTACCCGCAACGTCTCTATGTGCCCTCTTTCCTATTGCCAGCACCGCATGAGTGCCTCTAAATCCACAGTCTGTTTTACCATGATATTCTGCCCCGTGTCTTCCTGAGTGACATTTATTATAAGCTGATGGATAGGAACCGTAATGTATTCCGACTAGTACTGGTCCTGTCTCAATTTTTTTGGCTACAAATAAGTGGTCTACTCCATTTGCAACTTTATAATGTGTTACTCCTAATTTTCTGAGGGCAACTCCAACCTCTACAGAATTAATTCCTGTGCATGGAGCCTCATTGTAACTTGTTTCTGATTGAGCTACTTTTCTAATATAAGATAAACTATACGTTTTCTCTTTATAAAACTCAACTATCATCTGTATAACTGTATCTGTGCAGCAAGAACTTCCCCCGCACGGCGCTCCTGCTTGCCCAAACTGAAATCTAGCTGGGTAATCAAATATGTTCTTAGAGTGCGGTAATGCCATGTCTACTCCTTATATCTTTACTATCTTACTAGGGTCCGGATTCTTAATGTACACAATAGTAGCATCTGCATCTGCTGCAGTTGTACCAATTACTATTGCACCCCATTGTGTGCCCCCATTTACGAATCCAATCCACCACGCCTTTCCCGGCAATCCTGAATACTTCTTCAGAGGATATGCATCATCTGCCCCCCGATATAACTGAAGTCCATTAGATACTGGGTATTTAAGTACAATATGTCCTGTCGCTCTGTCTAGTGCTGGTCCAAAATAAATCATTTCATCTCCACTCTCATATCCGCCGCTAGGATATTCATATGCTATCATATCATTTATAATATTTGTAACGTAACTTACGTGTCCCGACGAGCCGGGAGATTTACCAATCCATCGTGCAGTAGCCTCATAAATAGTATCAAAATCATACTGGTCCTTATACCAATGAATATATGTACAATAATCTGTGATTGCATCTACATAATTTGCGTATGTAGCATAAGTATAACCATTTCCGGGAGAATATGTACCATTTTCATGCGTTGTTAAGTTAGGGTCGTGAAGCATGTTTCCCCATGAGCCGGTAGTTTTTGCGTACCCGGCAGTGCCATACTGAGATTCAACACGAAACTGAGCCAGAGCAAATGAAACATCTACTCCTTGTGCTACTAAGATATCATATACTGCGTCAGACTCAGGTACAGCAGGAGAATTTTTTGTTTTTAACAGCGATTTAAACTTTGCTTTTGTAATTCTAGGCACTGCTAGTGTTGGAGAATCTGGTGTTGGTGTCATAATACCGTCCTATAGTAAGTGCATTAAATTTTTAAAAATACTGGCAAATTCTAGGGCTGCAAATTTCCATGTAAATTTTTCTTGGGTTATAAACATATAACCTTCTTCCCCTAGTTTAACACATAATTCATTGTTATTGTAAAGTATATTCATTTTCTCTGCCATATCTATTACATCAGATACGCCGCCCCACGTATTAATTCCGCCCGGATTCAGAATCCATGCCGCATTTTTTACGGTCAATCCGCCGTGCCCTTCTACCAGTTCTTGCAGGGCTGAGTGCCCACTTACTAGTTGAGGGCATCCGCACGCCATTGACTCTGCTACAGGAAGTCCAAAACCGTCCCCTAAACTAATAAGAGCATTAACATTAAATGAATTATGAATAAGATTTAATCTTTCTGGTGATACTCCTTTGTTGGGAGCAAGATTTTCAGTTAGGATAAGTTTATCAGAGATACTTAATTGGTGTGCGATATTTAAAATATCAAAACCAACATCGTGTAGCCCAGTATGTAAATAGAGTTTAACATTTTCTTTATCTTTTGCAAATTCAGCAAAAGCCATCATGAGTAAATCAAATCGTTTCCTTGGCTGATTACGTGCTATCATTCCAACGATAAATGAGTCGATAGGAAGTCCTAGTTTTTGGCGCGCAATTTGTGTGTTAACAGGGAAAAATACCTTGGTATCGACCCCATGATAAATCTGATGAAGATTATCTGGCCTACTTCCATTAGATTTAGTAACAACATCTTCGCCATATTTAGAGTATACAACCTGAGCATCTAAACCATTTAATGTTTTATGCCACTCTGGTTTTAAAGGGGCAGCATCAGTAGGGTAATATCCTATAAATTTAGTATAAGGTAAAATACCTTCTGGCTTCAAATCTATATAACTCTTTATAAGCCACGGGTCGTTTAGAAAGAACATAATATCTGGGTTTTCAATCTGTGCAATGGACCAAACCTTATGCATTCCATAAATATGTTCTGGACTACCCTTCTCACAGGGATAAATGGTAAATGGAAATTTTTGTACGGACCGTGGGTCATCATTGTACTCATTTATTCCTAGAACTACTATTTCATGGCCCATATCATGCCATCGTGTAAGTAGATTTTTGCTTACTACCCCAAACCCGGTATCTACTGTGGGAGAGTCTCCCACGAAAAAGATTTTAGCCATCAATTGTCTCCAAATATTTTAATATAGTTAAGAATATTTGGACAAGAACAGTCTCTTTCAAAGGGCTCAATATAATAATGTGCTACCTGCCCCTCAAATTCTACCCTTACCTGTACCTTCCTATCCTTCCATCCCATTTCTTTTGCTTTTTGTGTTGTTAATTCAAAGTTAGTGGAGGTAAAATATTCATACCCCATTATACTCTACTCTCTAACCAAAGGTAAAGTTTCTTCTACCCTTTTATAATCGGCATATTTTAGAATACTGGGACAATTGCAGTCTTTTTCAAAGGGTTCGATACTATATTCCCATGTCACAGAGCCAGTTTGAATGCCCCGCACTTGTACTTTCTTATCTGCCCAACCAAGTTCCGCTGCTTTTTTAATAACTTCAATTAAATTATCTGTTTTGAATATTTCCCATTTTGCGCGTCTAGCTGCACTGCGTTCTTGCAATAACATATTCCTTCTCCTTATGAAAGCGCCACTCTTGCGTCTACTCTACCTACGCCAGACTCAGCAGTTATTTGTAACTTATGCAATCCGGGTCCTTTAACATACAAAGATATATCAACATCGTGCCACCGATGGTCTAATTCTGTAGGTGTTATTGTTTCTTTACCAAATAGCCAGTATGTGCAATCAATGCCATCAATAAAAACCCTGCAGTTTTCCGGGAATGAGGGTGGTGTTGCCATAAATGCCTCCTATAAACAAATCTTATATACGTAACATATAGTAATATCATCATCATTATGCGCCCAAACTGTGACTAATCCTTGGGATGCATCAGTTTCAACAAATTCTACTATCTCTATATTATTTTTAAACACATGAACAGTTCCGGGAACATACCCATATGTAACTTGATATTCTGTTTCTGTAATTCCATTACTAAAGAATTCGCAAACAGAACAAAAACAATCTGCGCAGCACCCTGTCTTTGGTGGTGGATAAAATGTAAGAGAGAGCAGGATTGGTCCTACTTTTTGTACATGAAACTCCATTTCAAAGGGTATCTCAAAATCCATCGTATCTCTTACACGCTCAATTTGAGGTACTATTGGTCCGGACTTTTTAACTGCCCTATCAGCAGTCTTCTTATTCTTCCCTAGATTTTTTCCTAATTGATTAACATTATCCATTTAAACTTCCTCTGGGCAGAAAGGTTTTGCCCCTCCAATGGGCTTAGTAACCGCCTCTGTCCATACTTTCCTAAAATTAATAGATGCAGTTGATGTAGATGTAAAGAAGAAACTACCCGTATATCCAGCTAATCCTTCCGCAATAGTTTTAGGAGATTCTTGGAAGCGACACCCCCACTGTATCCAGCCATCGGCTGTGGCTGGAATAACCAGTTCAAATGGATACCATTCCTCAAAATTAGCTAATATAGATACTTGGGTTGTCCCACTAAAATAGTCTCCCGCTGTTCCGGGGGGTCCATTAAGGCCATAATTAAATGTTTGAAGTAAAATCGTTAGAGGGGGAGTAGCTAAAGTCTCTCTCCATCTTGTCCATTGGACTTCCCCGGTGATTTTTATATCTAAAGTTTTACCATAATAAGTATCCCACGCAGGAATAAGTTGGTCCACAAATATAGGCTCAACTGGACCATACGGGTCAAAGGAACTCCAACCTGCGGTTACTGCACAGGTAGGATATCCCACTCTCATTCGTCCATTTGTTGTTCCATTTACGATAGTATCTGACTCAACGTCATCATCCCAGAAAAATCCAGCATAACTATGCGCGACATGTCTAGACCACGTAGCGGACTGATTAAAACCACTGTACTCCCAGCTTCCATACACGCCTGAAACTTGGCCCGCCCAATGTTCTATCGCTTGTAGAACACCATTAGACTTTAACGGAACTGGAAATCCGTCAGCGCCCCCAAATGTTGACATTTGGCCCCCCCAAATATCGGGCTTAATCCATTGGATATTGGAGGTTGTAAAAGATTGTGGAGGAAAAATTGACGCATTTATAATATCTCTTAATGCCGTTGGTGAAGGTAAAGCCATATCAAACTCTAGCCAATCTACAGGCTCATCTTGGTCTTGTGGCCATATCTTAACTCTGTATATGTCACCATCAAAATAAAATCGTATAAATAGTTCTTGTCTTAAATCTAGTGTAGTATATAATCTCTGAGAAAGAGATAAAATCTGCCAAGTATCACCAAGATTAAAAACATAAGGAGTAGTTAAATACCGTATATGTCTAATTAATGTAACACTGCCATCAACTTTAATAGTTAAGCTAGGGGTAGTAACTGGCGATGTTTCTTGTGTAGTGTTCATAAAAAGAACTAGTGTTGATGCATGTTGTGCAAATGTGTCAGGGATGTTAACCCATTCTCTTGCATCAAAAGCTAAAATCATCTCTGAAACTATGCCAGTAGCCCTTATATCTTCAAATGTATAGTATCTTGAAGCATCTAGTGCCAGAGTATTAGGTGCTATTGTACCTATTGGCACAGAGATAGGTGTTGTTGGATACCCACCTGAGTAGTAGTATCCTAAACCTCCCCAAGTTTCTATACCTTCTGGTCTATCAAACTTATCACTAAATAACAATGTGCCCCCTGTAAAGCTAGGTTTAAACTGTGGGCATAGTCCGGGTAATCCACAAGTATCATATATGTAACAAAATACTACAATATCTGGACCGCTGCTGCTGGTCTGATAAAATACTTCCCCACTTTCAGGGGACGATTCTACAACGTCTGTGTCTGGGAGTTTATCTCCATTCAAATAAACTGATACTGAGCCCGCATTATAGGGATGCTCTAAAGTAACATAATGATTTCCACCCGCTTCAAAATCGAACTCTTCGCATCTTGTGTAGATACACCCTATTTTACACCCCCTAAGCGGTGGGGGAAGATTGAAAAAAAGGTCTAGCAACACCCGCTTATCGTTATCTTCTTTTACAAATTCCATTTCAAATTGAACTGTAGAATCAAACACGTCCCTAACGCGCTCTAAGCGTGGTTTTATAGGGAATACTTTTTTAAGTGCCCGGTCCGCATCACGCCCAGTCTTACCTAATGATTGTCCTACCTGTCTTAAACTATCGGAGGCCATTTAACACACTCCAAACTATACGTTATACCAGAAGATTTTGATTGATTTATAATCAGCGAATTTATTCTAGCCCTTATAGGGTCTTGGGCATTCTTTTTAACTATAAAACTATCCCCTGCATTTAATCCATATTTATACCCAACATGCGTAACATCAATACGATATTCTGGTTCTCGTCTTCGTACTAACTCTGCTCTAGAAACTCCAATAAGAGTAAAATAATCCGCTAAATCCCTATAATCCTGTAACCGCTGCACAGTACGTCCTAATACTTCTCTATTCTTTCTATCTTCAACAATAGAGAATAAAGGTAATCCGTCAATATCTGCCCCAGAGCTATACAACTGTGTTGCCATCTTCTGGCCATCCTTTACCACTTGGGATGAGATAACCGTATTGATACCTTCCTTTAAAATAATATCTGTATCAGTACCAATACGCGGTAAAACTGTTAACCCCTGCTCACCAATGTCCCACTCTAATTGTAAAGCTTCTGCTATTGATGCTATTATAGCAATATTGGTTTGAAGTTTCCAACTACCACTCATTCTAGCAACTTCATGCAGTGACATACCATCTAAATAAATGTATTTATTGATATAATCTGTGCCTGTTGTTGGAGGATTACAATCACTACACCGCGCTACAAACTGGTCCGTATCCTCTTGTAATGCATCTGTATAATATTTTTCATAATAAAATAATTCAAAACTTACCTGATAGCCTTTCCAGCGTAATGAATCTACCGGGGTACCACTAGGGCCATATTTCCACCCAGTTAGAGAGTCAGTATCAAATATCAATACATTAGGTGCTTCATTGCCCTTCTTTCCAGTATCTAAATCAATTGTTAAGGTCCCACTAGATGGGTCCCCTCCCGGAATGAATACTCTTTGTTCTCCTGTAGGGTCCCACTGATTAAGTGTGCCAGTAGGACTAGATGACATTGAGATAGAAATCTTCCCATGATTTCTTCCTTTAGCAGAATAAATCTGTAATCTATCACCAGTAAAACCTAGGGAACCTCTTCCTCTATTTAAGTTTGTTTTACCCATAGTACCATTACTAAATCTATTATCATATATTTGCTTCCAGTTATCGGGGTGGGCAATAAAGATTCTATCACTATCATCATTAAGGTCTAATATAGACCCTTCCCACCAGCCCCCAAAACTATCTAGAGATATATAGCCACCATTTAAATTTTCAATATATACTTGATAACTGGTATCATCTGCTAATATACCGCTATCATAATCTATTTCATAAATAATCTCTGAGGATATATCTACAGGAATATTGAGTCCTGATTCTAGGGTAGTCCATGCATTCCAATCACCTGTAGCGTCGTTACGTGAGCGTAACTTTACCAGTGCTACTCCTGCTGTTTTACCGGCAGGAACCGTTCCCCACCACTGGAAAGAACGACCCCTAAAGTTAAGATATAGGTAATCTCCTGCTGTTTCAGTATAACTATACTGCCCTCCCCAAGACAGTGGGTCTAGTACCGTTGGCCATACATCAACATTATTAATAACAGCCGTAGTTGACCCCTTCATAGTTAAACTTCTTGCGTTTCTTGGTATAGTTAAATTAATGTTTGAGCCAGATGAACTGCTAGATGCATATATAAGAGAATTATAATCATCTACTATTCCAAAATTAAATGATGAATAACAATTAGTACAATCACTATCAAAGAACTTTGTATAGCTAGAGCTTGCTCCTGTATAAGATAATTCTACTTGTTCAAAAAATCCTCCCGGCTCAAATTTTCTGTAACTCCCGGAAGTAATTGTATCTCCTGCTGAGCAAGTATGAAAATATTTTATTTGTTTATTATCATTTTTAATTCTTTGTTTAATTAATTTAGTTATCTGATTGACTTCCACAAGCTCTGTATATGCTAGAAATTCTACAATAGATGCATGGCAATCATTTGGTGGTTCTAGTGTGCGGTCATTGATTTTTTTACCCTGCATAGGAGGAACTTGTAAAGCACCGGAAGGTCCAATATTTGTTTGGGTTGTATCAGGATTGCACTGGAAGTCCCACTTATCTTCTGGTGGGCTAGCATCATAAATAGAGCCATACCATGCTGTAGTACCCGTTATAACTACTCTAAAGTATCGAATACTAGTGGGCTGCGTTCCTGTATAAACGGTTCTACCAGCATTTGTTCCTGTTCCATATACAATATTATAACCACTTCCGGGGGAACCTGTATTCCTACCTTCTGTATCTTCATACATAAGAACCCAGTTTGATGGATTTACTGTTTCAAAATCTCCTGTATCAGTTGAATGGTAAAATCTAAACTTATAACCTCTGTCATAAACTCTTTGATTACCGCCCCACCATGCAAACACAATAGAAGCATGGTTAATAAGGAATGTTGAGCCTAAATCTATAATTAAACTATCTACTACATCTGTGCCCGACCAGTAAGAATCTGTTGTTGTATATGTATTTACAGGTTTATCGGCTCCCGGCTTAATATAACCAATATTATTATCAATAGCATTATCTTTAGTCTGTTTACTTAGTCCATAGTATTGATTATATTTTTCTGTATTTACAGTGACATCAGTAGGAAAGAACATAGTTTTAGTTGATGTTTGTGCGTCCCATACGTAGGTCTTAGCAGCAGGATTTGCAGCTACGTTTTCGTATCTAAGACCACTTATAAGGTCAGATGGGCGGCTATAGAAAGATATTAAATTCTCTTGTATGTGGTCTGCCAAAAACTGTGACCTACCCGGCCCTGAAATTCTAAGAGTACCACTATCCGTATCTTCGATAGAATGTATTGGTCCTCTATTTAGTCTTTCATTAGCAAATACATCCCAAAACTCCCACAAATTAGCATATGTAACCAGAGAAGATTTACCATCAGATGTTGGTAATTCAAAACTTAAACTTTCAGTAGTTGTATTTACTACTTTATTATAAGATACGTTATCTGCTTTTTCTAAAATAACTGGATTGCTGCCGTCCGGGTCTGTTATTCGAACTTGATAAGTCATTATTCACCCCTATAAGTACCATCTATCATGGTATGTAATTATACAATCTGTTGCCCCAGTTACTACAAAGTTAGTAACACCCGGACCTACATAAATTTCATAGTCTGCATTGTTTAGTACTGAGTTATCTGTAGTTTCATATGCCTCGCTGTCAATCTCAAAATTAGTTACTGCTCCTGATATGCTGACAAAGCCTGTAAAGTCCCCTGTTGCTGTGTACCCCGATACTGTTACGTTGGTTCCACTTACTATTAATTTAGTAGGAGTCCAACCACCGTTATCTAGGGTTCGTCCTGTGGTTGTCAGTAATGATGCCCCGGAAATAGTTGTTACACTGTCGCTTATTAACCAAGGCTTGGCTTCAAAGTCTACAGAGTATATAGATGTATAAATATTTCCTGTATTTGCATCAGTCTTAACAGACTTGGTTAGTGCTTCAAAATGTCTGTCATAGAAGTTAACATACAAAGGAGCAAATCCTTTTCGCTTACTTCGTACTAATGTAGTTGCTAACTCTATCTGATTCTTACAGTCTAGATAATTTTCTCCACGTACTAACATAGAAATAGTAAGATTCTTATTTACTAGTCCATAATACTCAGAGAAAGTACTATCTCTATAGGGCTCTCCATATGTCTTAATTTCGGCAACTGATTCCAGAGTTTCATTCTGTGCATACCCCGGCAAATGATAGCCATTATATGAAACTAAGTATCGGCTGCTGTCTATTAAGGCTTGTGCCTGTCCTGTGGGCTTTGTAGTGCCTATTAAAGCCTTTGCTTGCCCACTCTTACTACTCTTTAAACTGATGCGCCCTTGGGCCTGTCCTAAGCCGCTGTGTGCCCTCGTAATAAGCGCCATAGACATTCCTGTATTCCAGTCTTTGATGTATGCCTGTGCCTGCCCTACTTTATGTGGAGCAGTTATGATTAATGCCCGAGCACATGCTTTAGCCCACGGATTAAATATCTCCGCTAAGGCTTGTCCAAGACCTACTATTGGACGAATGTAGGCCATAGCAGTACCAAAGCCTACATTTAATTTGATGCCAGCGAAATAATGATTTCTAATTAAATCATCTTCAAGAAACCAATCATATAGAGCCAGTTGGTCCATCACAAATATACTTCCAGAAGTATCATTAGGATGAACAATAATTAATTGCTCTCCCTCTATAAAATTCCAAGTTGGAACATATTTATTGGCTACTAATTCACCATTTACCCATATTTGTGAGTTTTGATACCCATCATTTTTAACAACGATATGATGCCACTTGTTTATTTCAAACCCGCCATAACTTGGTCCCTCTAAGATAAAGCCACCTTGTCCTGCTATAACCTTTAATGTTCCAGCAGAATTTACTATGCTAAGAGCAGCAGTATCATCTGCATCAGGGCCACCTATTCTGATTAAAGTATCATCTTCAATAATAGACTCTAGTGTCTTGTACCAGAATTCTATTGCCCAATCTGTAAATCTTAGAGGTATGTAGGGCTCAAAATTAATTAGTTGATTAAATCCATTGTGGGTTTCATCCTTACTTAAAAGACCAGAAGGAGCCTTTGCTCCCGGTATTCCCAGAGGTTCCGAAAAATAAGAACTTAAACTAGAGATATTTAAAGTTGCTACATAGGTTCCTATAGTATCTCCACCATAAGGACCATTACCAGAAGTACCATAGGTTCTTTCCAAATCATAAAGGTCTAGATTATCCCAAACCCTATCTTTATAAAGCATATTAGAACTTTGATAAGGGCTTCCACCAGTAGTTCCACCGGGTAATAGGGGCTCTCCAAGCGTATAGTAGGCTGCCGCGCCATCTGCTACTACCATTCTTTGGTACTCATTAGCAGCATTACTTGGGTAGAATCGCAACCACAATCTAGCCTGTGCTTGGCCATAAGCACTAGTACCAAATACTTTAATTTGAGCCTTTGCTTGACCAAATCCCATCTTATTAGTTACTAATGCTTTTACTTGTCCGTACTGTCTTGGATTTGGCTGATTAATGGATGCTCTCGCTTGTCCTGCACTATTAATTCCGTAAACTGGGGGCTTTATAAATGCTTGCGCTTGCCCTATACCCACAGGACTGTATGCTCCTATACGCACATAGGAATATTTTTTAGTAGGATATCTTTCTACAGAGTAAGCATACATTCCTACTTGCAATAAGTATGTTCCTGCTGGTAATAATGTATCTATTATAGATTCATAAGTAGGATTACTATTGAAAACAGTATCATCATTACTCGCAATAACTTCCCATGCTCCGGGCACAGATACTCCCGTATAAAGACCGAGCATTGTATCGTGGGTTCTATCATAAAATGTAAGTGTATCAAAGTGCACATACATTGTACTTGATAGTGTGAAATAAGCCCAGCCATTAGGTGCAGACTGTGTTGGTAAATCACCAAATTGGTCCTCCCAAGTACCATCAGCAGGGAATTGTCCTGAGTACAGGGGGTCTGGGTCCGTAACGTCACTGCCATAAGCAGCAAAATTTACAAAGGCTGTTTCATTGTAACCACTATTGATACTATAAGTATGAGCATTTATAAGCAAATCTTCTATAATAACTGTATTTATATAAGCTCTTGCTAAGCCAGTTCGTATATAGCCAAAAGTATTAAGGTACGCCTGAGATTGCCCAAAGCCACGGTTTGGACTGCCAAGAATAATCTGACCCTGTGCTTGACCATACCCAGAATAAGCAGATTTAATTCTAACTGATGCTTGTGCAAAAGCCGTAGATGAAGTTCTTATACGAGCCTTTGCTTGTGCATATCTTGTTGTTCCAAAACCAAGCATTCGTGCTTGGGTGTGCGCCAACCCAAACCTATAATTAATTAGTGCTCTCGTCTGACTAAATGCTTGCGGACGACTCCTAATCCATGCTTGGGCTTGCGCATTTTTCTTCTTATTAAGAATAAAGGCTCTTGCTTGTCCCCAACCTCTTGTAAGTTGTATTCGCTTAATCTGAGCCATTGCTTGTGCCCAAGCAATAGAACGAATAATAACAGCCTGAACATGAGCATATCCTGCACTCTTACTTATGAGTGCTTGAACAGCAGCATTTGGTGTAGTAGTAGTTATCGTACCTTGGACCCATGCAGTCTGGTATGTAATTGCTAATATATTAGCCTGTGCCTGAGCAAAAGCGGACCTTAATCCTACGTCGAATATTACTGCTCTTACTTGCCCAAAACTATAAGAGACAATTATTATCTTAGCATTTGCTTGACCATAAGCATTAGACTTAGATAAAATATCTGCTTGCGCTTGCCCATATACTAATGTGATAGCATCAATGTCTGCCTGTGATTGACCATAAATCTGGTATGTCTTAATTAACGAAGCCTGAGACTGGGCATAAGAATTCGTTGTAACTTTTGTATCCGACTGAGCCTGAGCAAACTTATTACTTATTGCTTTAATGTCTGATTGAGACTGACCAAACGTATTTATAGTAGATTTAATATCAGATTGTACTTGACCGAGTGCAACAAGTGTTTTAACTAATGCTGCTTGTGATTGCCCATACCCTTGATATGAGGCCTTTATATCTCCCTGTGATTGCGAATAAGTCTGATATGAAGTTTTAATATCTGCTTGACTTTGCGCGAATCCATTATTCGTAGATTTTATATCTGCCTGAGACTGTCCATAAACTTGGAACGTCTTAATAATGCTTGCTTGGGCTTGGCCATATCCATTATAGGTTGCCCTGATATCAGACTGAGCCTGAGCAAATGTATCAGTAGTAGCAAGAATATCTGCTTGTGATTGCCCAAAAACATTTGAAGTAGATTTAATATTAGATTGCGCTTGGGCGTAAACTTGCAGTGTTACAACAAGTGCAGCCTGAGTCTGAGCATAACCGTTATACGTTTGTGTGATATCAGCCTGAGATTGTGCATAAGCTTGATATGTTTGTAAGATATCTGCTTGGGCCTGTCCAAATCCCCCAGAAAATGGAGCCTGTAGATAGCCCTGAGCCTGACCAAATCCTCTACTTATTGCCTTGATATCTGCTTGCGCTTGGCCATAAGTACGATTAGGTATATTTTGTCGTAGAACTTCAATTGCTATTTGAGTGACACGTACTGAAACATCGGTTTGTGTAATAAGAGCCTCTGTAGATATCTGTGTTACTCTAGTTAATGCGTCTGTTTGTGTAACAAGAGCTTCTGTGGCTATTTGCGTTACACGAACGTAGTTAAGAATAGTGGCTTGCACCTGTCCAAACGAATTCTGTGTAACCACTACTTCACCTTCTTAATATTGTATTATCCTAACTATATTGTATTATAGCAAGTAATTTACGCTACCTCTTTCACTCCTACTTCCATTGCATTAACTGTTGCTATGCTCCAATCTACTCCTGCTGGGTCTTGCCTATCATAAAGTTGCATATAATCTACATAACTAGCACCCAATGCTGCGGTTGTAGTTCCATCATAGTTAACACCAGATTTTCTAATAACAGGTGCGATGGTACGAGCAGCGGCACCATCTTTTCTAGCGACAACATTTGTTTGCACAGCATATACAGTACCCGTAGTTGTAGCTAAAGAGCCATTTGTAAATGTTTCTCTGTCCCCCGGAGTACTACTATAAATGTAACCTGTATCAGAGTCATAGCTAGATGTATCATTAACGCGGCTCACTTTGGTTCCAGTATTAGCTGTCCATGCTGTATTAGCTCCTTCTGCTGTGCCTCTTAATGTTTCTATTCGACAGTCGCCAAGAAAATCATTAGTAGGAGCAGAGCCAGAAGTATCACATATGTATATATCGTCATAAAACGTTTGTGCATTAAGAGCAGAAATAAGAATGGTATCAATATTAGAAGCGCCTGTATTAACATTTGTAGCACTGCATTCTGCTGTAGATGCCCCATTTAGGCGAACCTCTACCGTTCCTACCGTAGCACTAACAGTGACCTTTAGCTCTATATAAACCCATTGACCTAAAACTATGGATGTTGTACCTGTTGCTAGCGTTGTTCCAGCAGAATTAACAACCCGCCACACATTAATAGGTCCAACCGTTACAGCCCTTACAGCAGCTACGATAGTGCTACCATTTCGAAACCCCACCATATTATCATTAAGATTATTAACATTAGGGAGTACAGCAACACCAATAATAGCAGTACTATAGGAACTCGGCAGTGAGTGTGCGGCACTACTGCCCTGATGTCTCATACATTGCCCACCAAATCTACCGGCCTGAGCATCAATAAATCCACCTGTCCAGCCTTTTGGTGCAACTTGGGCACCACTGATATGGTCAAAACCTTCCATAAATACGACTGCCATTATAGATACCACCTATCCGAATAATTTATACTCATACTTGATGCACCTGTACTAACAAAAGTAGTTTTACCGGGACCAACATACATCTGGTAGTCAGCCCACAGCATCCTATCATTAGCATTGATGCCCCCTATTGTTGATTCGTAATTTTCTGTATCTATAATCATATTTGTTACTGCTCCCGAAATACTGATAAAGCCAGCGAAATCTCCTGTTGATGTATACCCTGAGATGGTGACATTCGTGCCTGTGACTGTGATTGTCGTTGGAGTCCAGCCACCATTATCAATAGTACGAGATACTGAATCTGTATCTACTGTTGTTCCAGTAAGCGTATAACCACTAACACTTGTTAACCAAGGCTTACATGCTAACTCTACTTGATATGCTAGAGTTCTAATAGATTCTCCTGCTACTTTTCCTTCTTTGATTGAAGTAGTCATAGCTTCGTAATATCTATCTGAGTACTGCAAGTAGAGTGGTGCAAATCCATTTCTCTTACTTCTTAATATCGTTGCAGCCTGTCCAACTGCTAATTTACAGGATAGATAATCTTGCTCCCATACTTTAAGTGTCAAAGATACCTGCTTATTCTCTAATCCTGTATACTCAGATAAGGAACCATCAGCATACGGAGCCTGATGCGTAGCAATATTTGCAGAAGAATCCAGTGACTCTTCTTGAACATAACCCGGTAATCGGTATCCGTTATATCTAGCTAGATACTGCTGTGTTGGTCCTAGAGACATTTAATTTCCTCCTTATCCATTCGCTATCTGCCGTTTCAAACTAGCAGCAATTAAATCTCCAAACTGCGCCAGTTGTGCTGGCGTTAAAATAGTACCATTAAGATTTAGAGTTATATTAACTGGACCTTGTGGCCCGCCAAGACTAACTCCGGTCTGTGAATTAACTGGAACATTAGCAATAGCAGAGAAATCTCCTGCACCAACACGGATACGTCTAATAGTATCTGCCTTAGTTTCAAAATCTAATCTCTTCTTTTCTATTGCTGCTAATTCTTCTAGGGCTTTTCTCAGATAATCATCCTTTACTCCACGTACCTCTAGTATTCTCTGAGTTCCCTTTAGTAATTCAACAACATCATTCTTAGCATCTTTTGTTGCACCGGGTATTTGGGACTGCAAAGCTCTTGCTCTCTTGATAGCCTCTTGTAAAAGTGCAGACCTATTTGTAGCACTTGCAACCTCATCAGGGATATCCAATGTAGAAACATTTGGACCTGTTTTACCACTACTGCCACTGCTTTTACTACTGCCACCAATATTACTTCCCTTCCCACTTGCATTTATTTGATTAATAATTTTTTGTACTGCTTTTAATTGTTTTTCTGCATCAGATAGCTGTGATTTTGCCTTATTAGATGAATCAGTAAGGACTTGTGCTGCCGCAGCAGATAGATAAGCTGTCGCAGGATTATTACCTATATTCTCATATACTGTTTTAACATGAATAATTATTTCATGATAAGAATCTATAAGTGCAGAAATAGCTACTAATTTTTCTGCTTCTATTCTTATTTGTGCTAATCCAGAGGCATTTACACCCGCTGCCTCTGCATTAGATATAAGCTTAGATGTAAGAGAAGTAACATGCTTTTCTAGTTCTCCACTTTGATTCAGCCAATCCTCGTTCCCGGTAATATAATCTCCTTGAAGGCCAATAATACCTGTTAGAGCATTATTAAATTCAACTAAGGCTGTTCCAGACATTTTTTCTACACTATCAATTAATTTATTATTAGATTTTAATGCCTCATTATTTATATCTGTTAATTCTTTATACCCTGATTCATTTCCTTTAAATTGCCCGCTGTTTTTCTGTATTAATAGTTGCAATGAACGGTCAGCAAAAGATGTCTGTGCTGCTTTTCTTGCATCTTCGAATGCCTGAGATATTTCAGGAATAATATCAGCAATTGCTTGTAGATTAAGTTTATATTGGGCAGCGTAAGAATTAAGTTGTTCTTGTGATACTCCTGCATTTTTTAAGTAGCTATATATGCCTAAATCAAGTGCCTCTTTACCTTTAGAACCTATCTCTTCTAATTTTGATGCAAATCCTGCCCCACCTTTAGTAACAGAAAGTATATTTGTAGCTATAGATTTAAGAGTTGCATTTGGAACTGTTAATCCCTGTTCTGCGGCTTTTTTTATCTCAACAAACTGCTTTTGAAGTGCATCAACTTCTGGGGTTGTAACGGCGGAACCAGTTGGGCTATATGTAGTAGGCACGCCTTCTTGTGCTTTCTGTATTTTACCTAGCAATGTAACATCTGTATTAGCATTTTTTGTTTGGTCTGCATTAAATATTCCTAGGATACTATTAGCTTGAACTTGGGCATTAGTTTGTTGTACAATTGCAGCATTTTGTGCAGAGGTTGAAGATGTTTCTGCTAAATTATTAATAGCCTTAGTCAGCATATCAAACTGGTCCTGAGATACACCATATTTATTAAGGTCTGTAGATACCTGAGTTAATGCTTCCTGTAAATAAGTTAATGAAACTTTATTTTCAGGGATAGTATAATTGGGGGTACCATCTCCGTTAAATAGTTGCTTTAGTTCCCCCGGATTTGTTGAAAGTCTAGAGATATCATAGTTTCCGTATAAACCTCCCTTACTTCTTGCAAGGGTAGATGTACCGTTATCGGTAAAGGGTACAAATGTACTACTTGGAGTAAGTGTCTTTCCTGAATAAATAGATTGTCCAGTACTTTTAAGTAAATCTTCTATTAATTGCTGTCGTAATTTCTGAATCTCTGGACTATCAGGATTTAATCCCGCTGCAATATCCTTAAAGTGTGAATAATCTACTCCGTTTAATTTCTGAATTTTATCTAGAACATCATTAAAAGAATCAGATACTTTAGAATTTGCATCTATTAATGTAATGGCTGCATTAACATAATCTTTAGTGGCGGTAGTTAATTGTGCCTGTTCAGAAGATGTTAATTTCCCTTTTTCTTGTAATCTGGTTACTACTTTTTCAGCATCTTCTTGCGCCTTTACTAAGTTATTTGTTTCATACTGCGCTGCTTTAAGAGTATCTATACCTGTGAGTAATGAAGAGCGTAAATCTTTCTGGGATTCAGCAACAGCAGTAGAATCATTAGAGACTAGTTGTAGTACTGTTCCTAGCCCTAATAAAGCTACTCCTAAAGGTGCTGATACTCCTAAAGTCAAAGCGAGTGCTCCTGCCATCTGTGTCACAGTTCCTACTGTGCCAGCATTTATTCCACCTTGTGCAATACTTGCAGCACCAACCGCTCCTGCTGTTAATGCTCCTGCAATTAGAGCCTTGTTTCCTCCAAATTTACTAAGCAGCCCTCTAATACCTCCGGGTCCAGCTCCCGGCCCTAGTGGTATAACTGTTCCGGGGCCAGTTGCAGCAGGAAGTGCTGTCGCCGCTGATGATGATGAAATAGCAAGAGTTTTAAAAGACGTAGATAATTTTAGGACGCTCGCAGATAGACTATCAATTCCCAATGTTCTAATAACTGCACCAAAGCCCTTCATTAGAAGTAGTATAGCGCCTAAATTAACAATTAGGGAATAGAACGCTGCATTAGGAGCCTTCAAAATTCCTAATAAAACATTACCAAAATCTGTTAGAGTACTAATTAAATCTTGAACAACCTTACCAAATTTCTCAAACACTACAATATCTACAGAGTTTTTAAACTGTTGTATCTTAGCAGTATTGGTATCTAATATTTTTGCATTGGCAATTAGTGCTTCATTTGTAGCATTTATACTTGTGCCTACTGTTGCATCAATTCTACCAATATTCTCTAGCAAGGCTGCCGCATCTGGTGCCCGTCTTGGACCACCAGCAATGCCTCGTAAAACATCAGATAATCTATTCTGGGGAATTACTCCTGAGTCTAGTGCCTGTTTAACATCTCGATATATGTCTAGGAAGCCTCTCATTCCGCCTTGGGCATCACGAATATTGATACCAAACTCTTTAAGTATCTTCTCAGAGCCTACTGAACTAACACTGCCAAATAGGTTCTTGAATGAGGTAGCAATCTCATCAGATGATTTATTTGTAACCTGTGATAGAACCTGAATTGATGATATCTGTTCGTCTAATGAAAGACCAGCGGCCTTTGCCGCCTCGGATACACTGCTCAAACCCTTAACGATATCAGCAATTGCTGTTGATTGTCCCCCTGCCACAGCAGTAACTTTACTTAGGACTCCAACTAGTTCACTTGGAGCAATTCCTAACTGCTTAAATGCAGCACTTAACTGGTCAGCAGCTTGTACTGTATCAACACCGGCTAGGTTCGTAAAAATACCTACTGCTCGTGTTAAATCTATAATTTTACCCTGCCACTCCTGTGTAGAATCTCCTGCTTGCTTTGTAGCTAGTGCGATGTCATCGGCTACCTTCACTAATTCATTTAATGGTGTAGCTGTTTGCACAGCAACTTGTCCTAAAGCAGAGAATAATTTTGCAGTATCACCAACTGAAGTTTGAGCAGTGATAGCAAGGTGAGCGAGTGAGCTATTTAATTCATTGATTGTCTTTAGTTGTCCTACAACTGTTGCCAAGGTACCGAAAACTGCTGTGGTCGCAACTGTCCATTCAATAACTTTTGTAAAGTCTCTAACTGTCTGACGTAGGAATTGGCTCGCTCCTGCAAGTTGTCCTCCCCATCGTCCGATAACTTTACCCTGCTTATCCAACTCTATTGAGAACTCTTTTGCAACTCCTGTTGCTCCTACTCCTACATTATCAATCCATGAACCCCGTACTAATTTAGTACCTGTTCTAATATTTTCAGTATAGTGTGTAACTGCTGCCTCTTGTTGAGCTAAAGCTTTTTTAAATTCCTCAGTACCAGCTTGGTATCCCCCGCCTAAGCCCTCTCTCTGAAGTCTTTTAAGAAGTTCTGGTGAAGTTTTAGAAACATTTGCTAATTGCGCCTGTATTGGAGGCGTGCTTTCATATGCTTGTGTAAGTTCTCCCGGTACAGGAGGACCATATACAGGACCAGCAGGTGGTGTAATCTTGCTTGCAGTAGAATAAGTTCTTTTCGCTAATGCAGTATTTAATCTCTCTGCTGCTAGTGTTGTACGTGCTATATCTTTATCTACTACTTTTAATTCCGCATCAAAGGGTTTTAAAGCCGCAGCACCCTCTTTATTTAATACACCTAGTTGTTTTGTGAGACTATTTATCTGACGCTGATTTGTTCTTAGTGCTGCTGTATCAGTTGGGTCTATAGCAGTCCGTGCTGTTTGAAGCTGGCTTATCTGAGATTCTAAAGGAGCAGTTTTAGCCTGAGTTTCTTTTACTTGTGCCGCTCTTCTGGCATTTATTTCAGATTCTTTCTGGTATAATCCTACAATTTTTTCTTGTAGAGGTATAATTTTTTGAAGAGTTTGCTGGGTATCTTCAAGTATTTTTGCTTGTAATTTAGAATTTGGTAGACCACTAGTAGTTAATTGCTGGTCATAGGCAGGACTTGTACTTCGAAGTCTAGCCGCTCTAATTTCTTGTGCTGTACCTATCCTTGCTATTTTTATTCCTAAAGCATCTATTTCAGCATTAATTTTTAGTATTTCTGAATCTATAGGTGCTAATGCTGCTGCACCACTTGCCTTTATCTGGGCAAGTTCATAACGTAAGTTAGCAATATTTTTGCTACCTGCGGCTAGTGCTGCTGTATCAGTTGGAGGTATTAGTGCTTGTTCTTTTATAGCTTTATTTAGTTGGTTTTGTACGGGTGTAGTATATATACCAGTAGTAGTAATAGCAGATTTTCTTTTTGCTAACTGTGCACCTTGTAACTCTTGTAGTGCTAATACTCTTTCTTCTAAGGGAATAGTTCTTGCTAACGATGCCTCTCTATCAGCAAGTATTTTTTGCTCTATTGGACCTTGTTTTGCCTGAGCAGCTTCAATCTTGTCTAAGTCTCCAATAATTTTTGTATACGGAGACTTATATACATCTGCAAATATAGGTTTAACTGATAATCTTCCTGCGGAATTAACAGCTAGTTCATAATCTGCTGTTACTCTTCTTACTATCTCGCCAGAATGAATAAGAGTTCTATTTACACCATCAATTTGTGTATTTAATTTACTAACGAATAGTCCAGCACCGCTAGTCTGTGGATTGAAGATACCCGAGATATTCCCTACTTGTGCAAGCAAAGACTTGTTTGCTTGTTCGATTGCTCTAGCACTTTGTTGTACACTATTTCTAATAGCAGTATCAAATTGTGCTAGATTGCCTAAGTCACCCTTAAACGTTACTCGATAGTCAACCAATTATTTATCACTCCACATCAGACTCATCTATATCATAGAAGTCTTGTCCTGTATCCTTTCCTGATTCTTTATCTCCCCAAATAGCGTCAAAAAACTTTTCTAATTCATACGGCTTATCCCAGAGATTCCGGGGTGGTCTTTTATCTTTAGGCAGTTCATTAAATGAATCTATTCTATCTCTGTATAAGATAGCAAATGATAAAGTGTGTGGAAGGTCTGTAGCTGTTTCTATATCTTCAGCGAGAGGAACACCTATTGTTTTATGTAACGCTAGTGCCACTCCCCAAGAACCTTCCTCTGCTATTTTTTTACTTTATCTGACCCCATTTCTAATTCTAAATATGCAGATATAATTTGAGACTTTAAAAGACTTGAAGAACTTTTGAATTCTTCTACTGAATCAAAGGAATGATTTCTACATTCTTTATCGTCATATGTTCCTCTATAGCCTTTTTGGTCATTTAATTCTGAAACAAAAGCATCAAGTGCCTGAATATTTGCTAAGTCACTTTTTGCTAGACTTATTACTTCATCATCAGGCTTATCTAAAAGAATATTACCAACTTCTTCTAATTTAGTATTAATATATTCTTGTATTTCAGTAGTATATTCAGCATCTATCTCTGCACTAAGTCTATCTAATTTTTCTTGGTCCTCTAAACTTGGAGCATCAGGGCGCTCAGTTATATCCTCTAATTTAGGAAGGTCTTTTCTAACTACTGTTATATTTGCCTCATTAGAAAATTCTTGCTCACGGGCAGCAAGAATGATGGCAATTAGATTTTCCTTTGGAACACCATCTAATTGTGCTATCTCATCTCTGTATTCTACACTTCCTATATCCCTTAATTTTGCCCGTTTTTCTGAAGATGCTATGCGGGACCAACGATATGCTTCTTTTAAATCATCATCACCTAAAACTCGTACCCAAGGCTTCTGTACAACCTCTCCCGTATCAGGGTCAATTATATCAATTTGTTTCTTGTACTTGAATAAATCACTTAGACTTCCCATTTCCTTCTCCTTTAATTTCCAATAAAAAAAGCAGGGAAGAGCGCAGTGGATAGCACTCTTCCCTTATTGCTACACTAAGTAGCTCCTATAACATCTTTCGATTTACCATCCCGCTGGTCCAGCACCAGAAGCAACGAATAGTTCTCCTGTTGTTGACTTCCATGAGAATGTTTCTGCAATAGATGTATTAACTGTTGATGCGTCTCCCTGCGCTGTAACTGTAATGCTTGGTACGTAGTACGTAAGAACAACTCTGGCAGGATTGCTTGGGTCTTTCAACTGCACCTTTAGTGGCAGTGAAGTTAGTGCATACTCAATATCGTTTTCAACTGTAGTATTTGAAACTCCTTCAAGTATAGCTAATAGGTCATTGTCTGTCTTTAGAACAGATATATCACCTGTTACGTCAGGTACGTTAATCTCGTATCCAACTGGCTTGCCTAATCCACCCATTTCAAGTATCTGCTCAGAACCGAACGAAGCGTTGATTGTGGCGCTTTGTACTCTCGGAATACTGTTAACAGATATTGATACTGGAACATACTTGCCCTGAATAGCTGCTGGTGCAGCAGTATCTAGAGCTTGGAATGTTGAAGATGCTGGGTTTGTATATGTAAACCAGAAAGAGTCGCCTGTAGCAACTGTAATGCCACTAAGTGTGACAGTTGTACCATTAACGGTAAAGTCTGTTCCTTCTGTTAGATAGTTAGTTGTGCATGAGCCCGCTGTTACATAAGCATCAATTACATAACCAGAAGTTCTAGTTAGATAAGTTGGTGTTTGTGACAGTGAGAATGTTGACTGAGTACCTGAGGCTGTAAATGAATCATAGTAAACTGGCTGTCTGAATGCTTTCTTACTGTTAGAGTTAACAGTATATGTTACAGTAGAGTTAGCCTGCACACCGAATGATGCGGCCATTGCTGTAACGATACCTCTCTTAACATAGATAGCAGAAGCAACTGTGTCTCCACAATTCTCTCTAATGGAACCGATAACGTCAATGTTCTTCAATTCAGTAATAGAAGCACCTGATACTGGGAATGTTCCCGGTGTATATCCTGTCAAATAAGCAAACGTGTTGTGGCTTACGTCAAAGGCTTCTAGTGTTACTGTAACCTGTGGAATATCTGATGTTGTACCAACGTGCAATCTGTTTCCTAATTCGTCAATATTTGTTGTATTGATTGTTAATGGAAAATCCAATCGCTGAACTCGGGCAGCAGCAAATAGTCCCTTTGGTGCCGCAATTAGTGGCTGTATATCTCTAGAATGAATTCTAGCTCGTCTTGCCAAAGGAAATCCCTCCTTTATTTAAGTAAATTTTAATACTTTTATCCTTATCCTATCCTTTTTTTGCTTGCTTCCACCCGAATTTATTTCTATTGAAGAAGCCAACTATATGTACCCTATATAGTAATACCAATATTAAACTGTTTTGGGGCGTTACGCAGGGTAAAATGCATCAAATGGTCCCTGTGCTGCACCACGCCACCGGGCTAACTTAGGATTTCCCATGATTGGAGGGAATACTTCTGCACGAATTGCTTCAGAATTAGAGCAGATTAATGTTCCTAGCGTATTACCTGAAGGGTCTACGATTTCAATACATGCTTCATCCATGAAGTCCATAATATCATCTATGATAGTCTGTGCTCTCGGCTCATTTTCCATATAAGCATCTATGAGTATTCGTCTATTAAATAACTTTCCCCCCACCCTTCCTAGCTCTAATTCTTTTATAGAACTTGGAGGAAAAGTTACCGCCACATGAGGATTGGTGATGGTCTTATCTCCCTGATAGCCATCAGTATACGTAATACCTGTCCAACCCTTAGTTGTTAGATATGTTTCTAAGGCTAGCAGTGTACTACGCTGCTCATATCTTACTCTGCCTTCAGCCATAATACACCATCCTTAATTTAATATGGGAGAAATTGTCCACCTAATCGTTCTTTGCCTAGTAGTCCTATACGCTGTCCCCCACTTAATCTAGGCTGACCTCGTTTAGTAAATCCTATATTTATTCCAGCAGATTCATATAGATTGGCAATTTCAACTTGCCCTTCAACAAATTCAACTAGTAGCGTTTCTGCTAATTCATTTAATTTATTACCTACTTCTGTTTCTATATCATAGTCAGGAACAGTTGGCTCGTAGTCACGCTGCCCATATTGTATAAATAGCCATTCAGGACATTTATCTGGACCCCAGATATGAACATACTGTTTCACTATTTCATCCCACTGATAAGGAGCTTTATTAGTTGGCATAGTTTTACCATTTAAAAGAACTGCCTTATCATGGCCAAATCTAATAGCTTCCCAAAAAGCATGTCTTTCTTCTGGGGAATGGTCTTCCTCAGTTGCAAGTGCTTGTCCTGTATATGGACCCCACAGAAAGCCGCCTTCTGCAAGTTTTGAACCCTGATGAAATGCTTGTATTAAGTCGGCCTGTGTTCCAAGTGCATCAAAATCTACACCAATAAATGCTACATTATTATCAAGAGATATAGTAAATCCTTCAAATTTATTAATTACAGACATGGTATGATTTTGAAACTCTATAGGAAAACCATCTTCTTCGTCAGCAACGCGTATGGCCTCAGTAAATACTTCAGACATTGCAGTTTTTACTATAAGGTTCATAGCCACATCTAATGTATGTAAGCGTCTTCCAGCACTCCCAATATACTCAGATGATTGTAATATTGCGTCAATATTGACTTCAAATCGTGTTGCCACACTTACTCACCTATTCAACATCATCATCTAAGCCTAAGATAGTCTGTACGTCCCTATTGAAATCATTTATACCATCAAGGATTACTTTTCGAATAGCTGTGAATGCTGGCCGGTCTAAATCTAGTCGCTCTAAACCATCTATGATTAGTCTTGCGTGCATTCTTTTTCTTGCATCAATATCATTGACTGCTTGCACCAGTGCTACACCATTGATTTTATTATGTTCAAACTGTGAGCCACATGTTGGGCATGTTGCTAAGTTTCCTGCGAATAATGCTCCCATGATTTCCTTCTCCTTTCCTTAATCGTTATTAGGGCGTCCACCCATACTCTTTAAGATTGCTCTTACTCTATTTATTTCTGGTGCACCCATTGGATTGATTCTTTGTATTTGCATATCTTGACCATCTACTACAACCTTGCCCATCTCATTTTGAGCAGACTCTAGTAATTCTTTATAGCAGGGGTCAACAGTGATTTGTGCATCTCCTAGGAAGTATTTTCCACCCGGAGTTGCTGTGATTCCTTCGTTGGATACCCAATGGACTCGTGCCAGAATATCCTCACTTTCTATATTAGCCAACCAGTATGCTCCATTACATTGTGGACAAGTGATATTCCATGAAACATCATTCATAGGGTCATA